TTATCTTGTAGTAACTGTCCACCAATGCGGGCAACTTGTGTACTCATAATATTCCCTCTCTATATTACTACTATTTATAGTAATTACTTGTCGAAGTTATGTAGTACTTGTACTGGTTTACCTGTTGGTACTGCTGTTCCAAATACTAGATAATAACCTGCCGCATATGGAGCACCTGGACCTGAACTTGGATTTTGAACAACTGTGTAGTTAGTTGTTGCTAATTGAAATACGTTTTCAATAGTAACTAAAATATTATTTTCTGAAATAGGTACAGGGTAGTAACTATCTCCTGAGTTTAATGGTCCAAATGTAGTTTCAGTACCGTTACCATTACCTAAGTTTTGTTGAACAATAGTTGTTGGTTCTCTAAATCTAACTGGTTTCCAAACACTATTTTGATAAACTTCAAAGTCGTTAGTATCTGAATTATATCTAAGCATACCTTCTACACCAGTAAACGGTCGCTGGTTTTGTGTTCCTTTAGGTACAATAACTGCTTTATCAGTATTAACTGTTGCGACTCCTAAAGCATCAATGTTAATGCCTTTAGTATCTGAGTTAATACCTCTAGAAGTTGTTTGTGCTTTTAAAAATCTCATTTATACTTCCAAATAACTAATAGTCATTACTAAGTTAGCTGGTGCTTGACTTGATGTAACAATAGTGTCGCCTGCTTCTAAAACTAACTTTTCAGTATCAAACGTAAATGTGTCAGCGCCAGCAACTACTAAATTATTAATAATTTGGTTAGCATTTGGATCTGCTGTGCCTTTAGTTTGTCCACTTGGTATAACATGCAAATCAAACTGTGAATCATTGTTACCACCTGTGTCTACAGGTTGTGTATTACAAATCATAATAGTTGTAATTGCATATCTCTTACCAGCTGGAACTGTTAAGTGTGTTTTATCTGCAATAGAAAGTTGTCCGTTTATAATTGCCATATTTTTCTTTCCTTAAAATAACATACTAAACAATAGTGATCTATTAGTACTTATCAATTCGTCTTCGTATGCATTTTTGTTTTTGTACCAAACACCACTATTACCTATAGCCGGATCTTTTCCGTATATAGCAATATTAGTACCTGGATTTATACTTGTGCCACTTGCTTGAATAGGCATTTTTAAAACGCCATCAATAGTTACAAATGATGTACCTGAACTACTAAGTGTTAGGTCTGTTGCACTAGTTAATGTTGATATTGTATTATCTTGAAATACAATGTCTTCAATTTCTGTTGTGTTTCTTTTGAACTGTGCTACTTCTGCACCGTCAATAGTAATTTTTAAATTACTAACTCCACCATCAATACTTTCGTCAAACAAATTAAGACCCGAGTCTCCTCTTGCAATACTTTGAATTGTAATAGTTTGAATACCTGTTGTAATAGCATCGTCAACGTATTTTTTATTAGGTACGTCATCGTCATCAGTAATTTGTGTTTCGTAGTTATTTGTACCACTTACACTAATTACACCAGTTCCACTATTGATAAGATATAAATCTCCTCCGCCAGTAGTAATAGCATTTGTTCTTAATCCAATAATTGCATTATCTGCTGTTTTAAAAACAAATGTTCCTGCTTTAACTGTTTGTGTTATAGGATCATTAAATGATGTTTGTTCGTCAAAGATCAATAACGCATCAGTAGCAGTTCCTCTATCAATTTGTATACCTGCTGTGTTTTCAGTAACACCTGCTCCATTCTCACCTTTATTTAAAGTGATAATGTTGTCAACTAAATCTAATGTTTGTGAATTAACAGTAGTTTGTGTACCATTAATTTGTAAGTCGCCTGTAACAACAACTGTACCTGCTTGAGTACCTGTGTCAAGTGTAATAGTATTTCCACTTGATACTCTTGCTACATAGTTACCGGTATTTACATTTAAAATTTTTGACATTTATAATTCCTTAAATTGTTGTGGGAAACTTGTCCCCACAACATTTATATCTTATCTTACGATGCTTGTGCGTCAACTACAATGCCGCCACTTTCAGTCGCCGCTTTAGTTGCTAAACCAGCACTACCGTATGCAGTAAAGCCACTACTATCAACACCTGCTAATTCGAAAGTGTTAGTTGCTTTGTTTGCTACTGTATATGCAGTTTCAAGGTTAAGCTCAACCATTCCAACTACGCCACGGATAGATACTTTATCTCCGTTGCTGAAGCCGTGTCCAGTTGCTGTAATAACACATGGATCTGCCGCTGTAGCACCTGAAATAACTTTTTCAACTGCTGTACTTGCACCTGCAGAGTTTCTTGCCCACTTGTGCTTTGATCCGCCTTCAAGTTGCATTTTTCTGTTGTACATTTTTGTAATCTGTTTAGTAACACCGTCACTGTCAGTTACGTTAATGCAAAATTCGCTTGCACCTAATCCACCGATTGACTTGTTAACAAGTGTACAAGTTTCTGTTTTACTTCCATCAGTTACAATAAATTTGTTTGATGATCTTTGTGACACAATATGTGATTCAGTAGTAATTTCGTTGCCAGCCGCAAATTTTACTGCTGTTACTTGGATTTTACCTGCTCCATCACCAATGTGTTTCTTATTAATAGGTCTTCCCATTTTTTTCTCCTTATGTTTGACGTTCTAGGTCTACGCTGTGGGTTAAACAGCATAAGTCCTCATCTTAGAGGTTCTCTCTTAGACATTGTATTTATCATTGCGAATGTGATTAATAAAAAATCGTATGTGATCGAAGTGTTTTGCTAAGGTTTCGAACAATTCGATATTCAAAGAAGTAGTACATCTGTTATAACTAATTTTTCCAATACTCGAATAGTAATCGATGTTTATTCCGTATTCAGGAAATATGCCTGTAACGAATAAGCATGTATCTCCGAGTGTTTTCGCATCTCTGCTATATTTAATTTCAAGCATAGATTGGGCAAATGTTTTTGTTGGAAGAAAGTCCGATTTGTCAACGTGAGAAGCAAGCAACAAAACAACATAGTGTTCGATGTACTCAGGCATCTCAATGCCTGTTCTATAACGTGTGTCTTTTACAACGTCATAGAAAGCTGAGGCGTACTCGTCCTTCATACTAATATTTAGTCAAGAAAAAAGACACCGAAGTGCCTTTTAAAATATAAGCAAAATAGGTAGGACTTGGGTACACCTACAAGCACGGACCGAAATACCATTTCTAAACCGTACAACCTATCCCCGCGGGTTAGTGCGATGTGACTCAGCGTATTTCTACTACCAAGCCTGGGTACCACCCCTGGACAGTCCAGTTCGACTCTTTTGGTAGGAGCCTCTTCCTGGCACTATAAACAAAAATTAATTACTTTTTTGTTGCTTATGTACTTAATATAACATCACTATAATAAAAGTCAACCTCTTTTTTACCAAAATATTATATTTTTTGTAATCTTGGGTCTGAACTTAGTATATTTTTCTCAGCACGTGGTCTTGACAGTGGTCTTTCCATCTGTTTTCGATGTATTGCTTTGTGTGCTAGTTTCGTTTGGATCTTTTTGCGAGCCGCTTCGAAGTCTCTGTAATTCATAACACTCTCCCTTTTACAGTTAAGTGCGTTCCTTCGCTAATGCTACTTCCGTCCCGTAGGATGAACGTACTAATATTTAGTCAAAAAAATAGGGCCAATAAAGGCCCTATTTCTAATTTTGTAAAATACCTATTAACTAAATGATACGTTACCGTTTGTAATCGCTACATTCGCTAGGTAGTCACCTGCATTACCAAGTGACGATGCTGTGTTGGACAACTCGATATATCCGTATCTAGTCATGAAACTCACAACTGGTTCGAATGTATCTGGATCCATTACAACACCACTACTCATTAATGGAATGTATGGGCAGTAGAACGCTGGTGCATCTGATTCAGATGAACCTTTGTAACCTACTAGTACTGCTGTACTATCGCCAGCATATGTATCTACATATACTTTCATAGCGTTGTTCAATGTACCTACAAATTTAGTATTTGTTGGTGCTTCAAACGAACCTTCAGTTGTTCTTGCGAACGCTGAAGTTGTTGCAGACTGAAGTACTGTTAATGCAAATGGACTTACCACTGCATAGTTACCAGCACCACGTCTTGTACGCTGTGCGATTAAGTTAGCCGCTCTGTTGATTTGAACTGCCAATGCGGCATGCTCATCACCAACGAAAGTTGCTGTACCACTTACTGCGGCTTGGTCGTATGTTTCAACGGCTGTACCACTAAGTGTTCTTAGTGAAGCAAGAACTTCTTGGTCGATTTCAGCAGTAATTTCTTGGGCTAGTGCCGCCATAATTTCTGCTTCTACATCAATACCATGCTGTGACTGTGCGTCCTGAGCCGCTTCAAACGTCCAACGAGCACTCAACTTACGAGTTTTCGCTTCAACAGTTTGCTTTAGGATCTGGATGCTTAGTTTGTTACCTGGAACACCTTCTTTAGCGGCTGTAGCATCTGCTTTACCGTTGGTATTACCTGAATAACTTTCAGCAATCTTGAATGGTGAAAGTGCTTCTTCACCTGCAGTTGCACCTGATGCACCTGCGTTAAAAGTGTCCGAATAACGGACTCTTAGTGTGTGGATTTGACCCACTGGACCAGTCATCGGTTGTACTCCAACAAGTTCATTTGCTATAACTGTTGGCATTACACGTCTGATTACTGGTAAAATAACTCTGTTAAGAGTTGCGACATTACCGGCTGAAGTTGTCCCTGCTGTTGCTGTCTCTGACAAATACCTTCTAGTATTTTCCAAAGTTGAAGCCATTACGGATTTCTTAGTTCCTTTTAGGCCTTCCAACAGTGCAGTTTTAGTCTCCTGCCAGCGGCTTTCGAGTAGTTCTGACATAATTATCTCCTATCAATTTAATCCAGCAAGACGTCTAATGTCAACGACATTCTCGTCTGCTTTACTACTAACGTTAGTTTTTCTATTGCCTGTGATTTCTGTGCCTTCTACTAGTTTTGCCTTCTTCTTTGCTGGAGCATTACCGTCAATAACTGCTGGTAGGTACTTGTTAAACGACTTATCTAATTTAGACGTTTGAACAGATTCCAGTAAGTCCGTCATAATATCCCGTTGATCTTTGCTTAGTGGCTCAATCAAACCGTTAATTACTTTATTTCGCTCAGCGGCTTCGTTAATTCTCTTGATTTCAGTTGCTTTCGCTTCTGCTAATTCAACAGCCTTAGTCGCTTTTGCTTTTGCTTCTTCAACTTGCTTATCTTTTAGATCTACAATTTTTAGAAGTTTTGAAGTTTCGCTCTTTTCGTTCAAGTAACTATTTGCATACTCACTTGCGAAAGATTCGAATAACTTACGACCGAAGTCGTTTTCTCTTGCAACGTTAATATCTTCTTTAAGTGCAGTAATCTCTTTATTCAAGTTCTTACCTACTGTTTCCGATACTAATTTTGCACTTCTTTCAATAAACTGTGTTTTCACTTTATTGAAGTGTTTCTTAGCCTCACGTACTAAACGTACTTTTGTTTCGGCTAGGTCCTTTTTGTCCTCATGGAACTCTGCGATTTCTTTCGATAGAGCCTCTACAACAAATTCCTCTAGTTTGGCATAGTTAACTGCCAATTTCTTTTGGTCTTCGTGCAATTCAGTGACTTCTTTACCTAGTTGGTCCATAACAAACGCTTTCATTAAGTCTCCGTTTTCCTTCAACTTAACAGCATACTTTGCTTTGGCTTCTGCTAGTTGTTTGCGGTCGTCTGCAAACTCGGCAATTTCGCTTCCAAGACGATCATTAAGCATTGTATCAATGGCTTCTACCATTGTTGCTTTGTCATGTTCGTACTTTTGAGCAAATTCTTCTCGCAATTCAGCCGTTACAGCCTGCTTGTTTTCAAGAATCTTGCCTTCCCAAGCCTCTTCTATTTGTGCTCTGACTTCTTGAGAAACAACATCGTTTTCAAAGAGTGTTTTCAGTGCATCTATCATACTTTTTCTCCTAGTTTCACTGGAGTTTGCTGATTATATTAATCAGCGATTCCTTAAGATACTTTTGTGCCTTGTCGTCGTGTCTTGTTGCCTGTGCTAATTCGTATGCCTTGTATCCCCCACGTGCATTCATCAAATGTTCATAAATTGGTGTAGGATATGCACCAGGGGCGCTAGGCTGAGCCACAACGTCCACGGTGATAATTTCAAAGCCCGACACATCGCCGGACTCGTTAACTTCACCCGAACCACGCGATGAAACTCCTAGTTTAACTCCGCTTTCAAGCATTGTTTTAACTAGTTGTCCCATCGGGGTCGGTAAAATTTTCATTTTGCCATAACCGTTGTTGTCTTCCATCCACATATCTGTTATCATATGTGAAACACGATCAAGGTTAATATTTAGGCCTTCAGGATGATCAACTTCGCCGAGAACTGAATAACCAGTCCCAATTTGATCATTGAGAGTTTTGACAGCCCTTCCAATCTCATTTACAGGGTAAACACGCTCATTTGCATTGCGTACTCCACCTTGGATACAAATACCTTTTAAATAAAGATCTTTGCCTCCATTTGAGTTTTCAGTTGACTCAACAACCATTTTAGCCTGGTCGAATGTCAAATTCTCGCTTAGTAGATTCATTTCCTTCTACTCCTAATTATTTACTGCCAATAGTAGATTTTTTATTGTCAGCAGTTTCGCCTGCACTTTTCTTTTCAGCGCCGTGGCCTTTTGGCTGTGCTTTCATGCTTTTCGATGCTTTACCACCTGGTACGTTGATGTTACCCATGTTATCTTCTTTACTTGAGTTTGCCGCTAAGCCACCTGTTGTACCTTTTGAGTCTGCTTCACCGCCAGCAACTAAGTTACTAGATGTTCCGCCCATGTTGTTAGCACCTGCTACAGTTGACTTAGTGTTTGCACCGTTGTCGCCCATACTTGCAGTTACTTTTTCAACATACTCACGCATTGTTTCAGTTTCAGACTTTTCTGCTTCTTCAACATCTTCATCAGATGCTTCGTCTACTTCTTCGTCTGTCGCTTCTTCTACGCCAAGATCAAATGACTCTTCTTCTGAATCGTCATCTCCTTCTTCGTCTCCAGCCATGTCTCCCATGTCGCCTGCTTCTCCGTCGTCACCTTCGTCGTCGCCGCCGCCCATTTCGTCATTAAACTGTTGACGTAAGTCGTCTAATTCTTTTTCTAAGTCTACCATACGATCTTCTAGGTCTTCGTCTCCTTCTGGAGCGTCATCACCTTCTTCACCGTCGCCCATTTCCAAATCAGACATCATATCGTCTGCTGGATCTGCTTCTGGCATTGGTTCAACTTCGAACTCATTCATGTCAAAACCTTCTTTGGTTTCTTCATCGTCGCTTGACTCATCAACTTCTTCATCAGTTGCTTCGTCTAAGTCTTCATCTGACTCATTAGTCTCATCATCATCTGAAGATTCATTTGCTTCTTCATCTGTGGACTCATTAGCATCTTCGTCTTTGTCAGACTCATCTACTTCTTTGTCAGTTTCCTCTAGATCATTTTCTAGTAGGTTTTCATAAATTTCTCTTGATTTCTCAACTACAATCTCGTGGAACAATTCTTCTGCTCCAGCACGATCTTCATTGACTAGTTTTTCGAGCATGTTCTCGAACTTGTTTAGATCTGCCATTTTTCGTCTCCTGTTAAAATAAAATTACCTTACGGCAAGGCTGTCATTAATATTTACTATTTATTAAGAAAAGTGCGTAGATATAGGCTCAAAATGAGTCGTTTTTACGGATTCAGCGAAAAGTTGAAAGATTTTCCCAAATCTTCCACTGTAATATGCGAAATATTCGCAAAATTGTCGAAAGGCTCAGGTATAAATGCCTTTTCCGTTGCTAACACTCTTATATATCTCTTTTTAGAATTTTTTTGAAATACAGTAGTAGTTTGACGTAACCAATTGCCATAATATGTTGATGTGTCATGCTCACGCTTGTAATTAGGTGTACCGCTATACAAATTATTAACACGCTTATGTTCTGGACCTATACCTT